TCACTTAACTGATAACTAAATCAATCAAAATTTGCTAACTACAACTCAAGCGCTATAATCACTGTAATTATATACAGTGATTTGGTGCTTTTATGCGTGTTTTGCCCTTTATAGCTGTACCAGTACACGCTGGGGTTCATGGCTTTGAAAGCCCTGCAGCAGAATACACACAGCTCGGTTTAAGTCTGGACGAGCTTTTAGTGCAACATCCTAGCGCTACTTACATTGGTATAGCGCAGGGGGATTCGATGCAAGGCGTTGGCATCTTTGACGGTGACGTACTCATTGTGGATAGGCATGTTACAGCGCAACAAGGTAACGTTATCGTTGCAACGCTGAACGGCGAGTTCGTATGTAAAATCTACGACAAAGCCCGAAAAATGCTTTTGTCGTCTAATGAACAACAGCAAGCCGTTGAGGTTAAAGATTACGATGACTTTCGTATTGAAGGGGTCGTAACTCGGTCCGTTAGACTGCACACCCATTGTTCTATATTGGCGTCACAACTATGTATGCCTTAGTTGACGCTAACTCATTTTACTGCAGTGCAGAGCAAGTCTTTAGACCTGATTGGCGTGGCAAGCCAATAATCGTACTAAGCAACAACGATGGATGTATCGTTGCCGCGAATAGGCAAGCCAAGGAAGCTGGTATACCTAAATTTGCGCCTTACTTTCAAGTAAAAGAGCAGTGTCAGAAACTCGGGGTAATTGCTTGCTCTTCAAATTACGAGTTGTACGCCGACCTATCGTCTAAGATGATGGAAATTATTGGTCGGTTTGCACCAGATCAACATGTGTATTCTATCGATGAAAGCTTTCTGTCATTCAAGCATTGTTATCCAGCGATTCAGTGCCTAAAGACACAAGGACAGTTAATCCGCCGTGCAGTATGGAAAGAGGCTCGCTTACCTGTATGTGTTGGCATTGCTGCTAGCCTAACGCTGGCAAAAATTGCCAACCATGCAGCTAAAAAAATACCGGGTTATAGCGGTGTTTGTGTCATAGATAATGAGGCAGAACGGCTAGCCATTTTAAAGCAAACACCCGTTGGCGACGTATGGGGAATTGGTCGGCGGATTAGTAAAAAGCTCGAGTTAATGAACATCAACACCGCGCTTGAGCTTGCTAAAATGCCAGCAGGACTTGCGAGAAAGCAATTTAGCATTGAGATTGAACGCACAGTGCGTGAACTCAATGGGCAAGAATGTAAACAATGGGACCAAGCCAGAGCGGATAAGCAACAGATATTCTCCACCCGTTCAGTTGGCGAAAGGATTATGGATTTTGATTCACTCCTGCAGGCCTTGAGTAAACATGTCGCAATTGCCGCATCCAAGGTAAGGGCGCAAGGCTCAAGTTGTAAATCAATGCTACTGTTCGCCAGCAATTCTCCTTACGATGAACATCCTGCAAGTTTCAAATCTATTGTTCACTTCCCCTGTGCTACTAACTGCACTGTCGAAATGACCAAAGCGATGACCGCTGCTGCACCTAAATTATTTAGAGAAGGTGTGAGATATTACAAGATCGGCATTGGGCTCATTAATCTAAGTTGTGACAAGCATCAGCAATTTGACTTATTTAACGCGCCGAAAGCAGATCCAGCTTTGATGCAAACACTTGATGGTATTAACTTACGCTATGGCCGTGAAACCTTGTTCTTAGCCGCTCAGGGTATCGAACAAAAGTGGGCAATGCGGCGAGAACTGTTAAGCCCACAGTACACCACTAAGTGGGACTGTTTACCTTTGATAAAGTGTTGATTTATATAAAGCAATATTTTTGTTATAAAATTTCAAATCTTTAAATAACGCAGGATAAAATGGATATAGAATTATTTCCAGCAGGCGGTTGGATTTACGTAATTATGACTGCTTCAGACTTCGATCGAGTAAAAATAGGGAAGTCAAGAAGCTTTCCATTTAAACGAGCAAACAATCTAAAAACTGGTGATCCTAATATAGCGTTGGATTATCTTTATTTTGTACCAGATTCTGTTATGAATTTCACTGATTTAGAAACACTAATACATCAAGAATTTGATTATATAAGAATCAAATTTAATGACACAGGCGCCAAGTCTGAATGGTTCTCTGGATATATAAGTGATATTGTGTTTCAAATTAATGATTTTCTTAAAAGTAATGAATTTCCATTATATATAGGTATTAATCCTTTTGAAAATGTTATAAGTGCAATGTCGGTAGATGACTTGGAGGATTATTTAAAACCAAGGCAACTTGATGAAAATGGCTGGCCATTTTTTTGAGTATTGATATTAGATGTTAAGCAAAACACTTGACCAATGACATTGAAAATACTATCTTGCTATAACAATGCGGGTTATAGCATCTAAATCTAAAGCCACCAGATAGGTGGCTTTTTTGCTATCCGAACCTTTGAGTTTATCCAAGCCTCGGCCATCGCCGGGGCTTTTTATTTTGGGGTTTATCATGCGCAACAAGGTATTAGTCACAGGTCTGAGTTTATCAGCTGCTGCACTGATCACCTTGGTTTCATCTGAGGGGTTCTCGCCAGTAGCTGAGATTCCCGTTAAAGGTGATCGCCCTACATTTGGGTTTGGCTCCACTTATCACGCAGATGGACGACCAGTACAGCTAGGGGAAACCACCACCCCAATTAACGCACTTAAAATCGCTAAAGCGCATATCGGTAAAGATGAGCAACGTTTCCGTAATAGCTTACCGAATGCCGAGCTTAACCAAGCATCTTACGATCTCTATATCGATTGGGTTTACCAGTACGGCATTGGCCGATGGTCTAACTCACCCATGCGTGATCATGTAATCAAGGGCGAATATCAACAGGCATGTGATGCGCTGCTACTGCCGCAGTATCGCACTGTCGCTGGCTATGACTGTTCAACGCATGGCAACAAGCGCTGCTATGGCGTCTGGGTTCGAGTGCAAGAGCGCCATCAGCGCTGCCTTGATTCACTGCAGTAGATCGACTCTAAATAATATCCAACACAACGCGATTAGAAGCGATTACAGAAGGGTTTAAATTCATGATTCCAGCGTTCAAATCTTTCGGTAAAGGCTCTGTAATCAACGCATATGAATCGGTTGAGGCATTGTCAGTGTGGGTGGGGCGGGTCGAAACCTTGGGGATTTTGCCTAACTGACCGTGCGCTCCCATCTTTATACAAAACCGCGAAATGAAACCTTTTTTTCTGGCGCAGGAAGGTCTTGAAAATGTTCAGTACATTAAAGAATAAAATCATTGCGTTAGTTATCGGTTTATTGGTCGTTTCCATTTTTGCTTTAGGTGTGTTTTTGATGATAAATCAGGGTCAAATAGCACAGTTAAAGAGTGATTTGGCTAGATCTGAGCAATCAAGGGAAAACTTGCAAAAGGATTTGACCTCTGTTTCAGAATCGCTTGAAGTTGCTGAAAAAGATAAAGAAAATCTGTTATCTAGCCTTAGCTTATTAGCGAAAGCATTAAGCGATCGAGAACGTGATCGGAATGAAATTAAGCAGGAATTTGCCGCAAGTAATAAAGAATTGAAGCAAATTTTTAACGGGGCCAGTGATGAAAAAACGAAGTCTTGGGGTTCTGCTGATATCCCTGCAGATCTTAACCGCGTGCTCGAGCGTTCAGCCAGATGTGCGAACCGTTACCGTTACCAAGATAAAGTATGTTTTCCCGCCACAGGAACTGATCAGCCAGTGCCTAGCGCCACGATATTCCAGCAAGAAAAACCAAGAGCTTTCTGAATACACCAATTCGTTGATTGAAGTGATTTCATTGTGTGACCGAGATTGGCTAGCACTAGAAAACTGGATTAACGAGCAAAAATCAAAACTGTCTACCGAGTGATCGGAGGCTAACAATGAATATCAAACCATTGGCGCCAATTATGGATAAAGCTACGACAACCGGAAGCTATATTGCTTCGATCTCAACAGCAATAGGCGGTTTTTTGTCACTCAATAATATTGCGTTGTTGCTTGGTATCGCATCAACAATCGCTTTATTCGTAGTTCAATTTCGTCTCTCGCGAGAAAAGAAAAAACAAAACCGAGAATTTCACGAAGCGAGAATGGCCGCGATTAAACAAGGCAACTTAAAAGTAATCAATATGGATGACGGCAATGAATAAAGTCGTAGTAATCTTCAATGGCGCTATCGTTTCAGTTCCAGCTGTCGAATCTGATATTGGTAATGGCGGAAATGGCGCAAAATCATTAGTGCCATTGGTACCCGCTGATTGGGTTGATGTAACTGCATTAAATGCGGCATACCCAACATTTCAAGGTAAAACTAAGCCGCCAGTCATCAAGCAAAGCAAGCAAGATGATTTAATCGAGTCAATGCAATCCCTTACCGCCGCCATTAATGCCCAAACCACAGCGATCAGTCAGCTGGTAAATAGTAATCTTGAAATCGTTGATCAGATGATGGCCGCAGAGCCAGAAGAAGAAAAGCTATCAGGCTATTTAGATGGCTCCGATGAGTTATGAGTCAAAAACCTAGCTGGCGTGATGACAAGCGTAAAACTGCTGAACGCGGGTACGGTGGACGTTGGCAAAAAGCCAGAGAAACATTCTTAAGTCGCCACCCGCTTTGTTGCTTCTGCGAACAAAAAGGCAAGATCACAGCCGCGACAGTCGTGGACCACAAAATTCCACACCAAGGTGATCAAGCCTTGTTCTGGGACACCAACAACTGGCAACCGCTTTGTAAGCTTTGCCACGATAGCACTAAAAAAATAATGGAGAATAGAGGGGTAAAGCCTGGCGCTGATGAAAGCGGCAAGCCTACAGACCCTAACCACCATTGGAACAAGAGTAATTGAGGTGAAAAGTGGCAGCAGGAAGAAAATCCACCCCCACTACGCTCAAGCTAGTTACAGGGAACCCAGGCAAGCGGCCACTCAATAAAAAAGAGCCCAAATTGCAAGCCGGTATTCCTCGCATGCCGGCTCACTTAAGCCCAAGAGCCAAAGCCGCATGGAAGAAACTCACTCTACTACTTAAAGACATGGGCGTTCTTACCCTTGCAGATGGTATGGCCCTTGAGCGTTTATGTGATGTTTACTCCGAAATCCTTGAGCTAAGAGACGAAATTAAGCAAAACGGTCGAACCTACCAAAGTATCAAAATCATCGGCGAAAACATCGATGAAGAAACCAAAGAACTTACGCAAGTCGAGCAAATGCTAATGAAGGCTAACCCAGCCGTGCAAATGCTGGCTGATGCCGATCGGCGCTTTAGAGCCTATCTCGTTGAATTTGGGCTAACCCCATCAGCCCGTAGCAAAGTACAGGTAACTGATGGCGCCAAGAAAAAAGACGAAGTCGACGAATTCTTCGGATGATATAGAAGATCGCGTCACTCGTTGGGCCAAGCAAGTTGTATCAGGCGAGTTCTTAGCGGGACCAGACATCCGCAACGCCTGTAAACGGCATTTAAAAGACTTAGAAAAAGGCCACGAACGTGGCATTTATTTTGACTTAGCCGCAGCAAACCGTGCGATCAGCTTTTTCCCAAAAGTATTGCGCTTAAGTGGTGGTGACCACGAAGGTAAGCCGTTCCATCTTCTAGATTGGCAAGCCTTTATCGTGGGCTCCTTGTTTGGTTGGAAAGATGCCGACCATACCCGCCGATTCCGCATGTGTTATGTCGAAAGCGGCAAGGGTTCTGGTAAATCACCGCTAGCAGGTGGAATCGGGCTTTACGGTTTAGTCGCTGATGGTGAGGCAAGCGCCGAAATTTATGCCGCGGCGACCAAAAAAGATCAGGCCATGGTGTTGTTCCGCGACGCAGTTTCAATGTTTAGGCAGTCGCCGCAACTTAGTGCAAGGCTAAAACCGTCTGGTACCGCGCAAAACGTGTGGAACCTAGCCTATCTCGAAAAGAACTCATTCTTTAGGCCAATCAGTTCAGACAACGGCCAATCAGGCCCACGTCCACACATGGCGCTGATTGACGAAGTTCACGAACACAAGAATAACAACGTCGTTGAAATGATGCGCGCCGGCACCAAAGGCCGCAAGCAAGCGCTGATCTTCATGATCACCAACTCAGGCCACGACCGCACCAGCGTTTGTTACTCATACCACGAATATGGCAAGGCCATTTGTGTGGGTACCAAAGAAGATGACTCCTTCTTCGCCTTTATCTGTTCTCTCGATGAAGGTGACGACCCAATCAATGATGAAAGTTGCTGGCAAAAAGCTAACCCATCACTGGGGCACACCTTCACGCACAAATACCTGCGTGAACAGGTTACCCAAGCCAAGGGTATGCCAGCCAAAGAGAGCATTGTTCGGCGCTTAAACTTCTGTCAGTGGGTCGATTCTGCCTCACCTTGGCTATCAGCCGACACATGGACAGATTGTGAGGATGATTTTGATATCAGCGAACTCGTCGGCGAAGAATGCTACGGCGGACTCGACTTATCAGGTACCCGAGATTTAACGGCGTTAGCGCTTTACTTCCCGCGAGTAAAAACGTTGTTAGTCGAGTTTTGGACACCAAAAGACACCTTGCTTGACCGAGAACGCACCGATAACGTGCCGTACTCATCGTGGTTAAGGAATGGTTTTATCCACGCGCCACCCGGACACGCAGTCGATTACAGCTTTGTGGCCGAACGCATCGCCGAGCTATCAGCCCAGTTTGAGATAAAAGGCATCGGCTTTGACCAATACCGGATCAACTACCTTGAGCCAGAACTGGCCGAAGCAAACGTATTTATCCCGCTGGTTAAACACGGGCAGGGCTACTACAAGGCATCAGAGTCAAACCTTTGGATGCCACGCTCAATTGAAGAGTTCGAAAAGCTTATCACCAGCAAGCAGATCAGAATCAAAACCAACCCATGCCTAAGGTGGAATGCAGCAAGCGCAGTGCTTGAGGCTGACGCCAAAGACAACCGTATTTTTACCAAGAAAAAATCCACAGGCCGCATCGATGGCGTAGTTGCCGCCGCAATGGCAGTGGGAACGGCATTAGAGTCAGATGGCATAGATGATACCGAAGATTGGTTAGCAGCGATAAGGGACCCAATTTACTAATGAACACACCACTTGCTCTATTCATTGCCCTAGCGCTCACAGGTTCATTACTGGCTGTCGCAGGCGTTTACATTCTTTTTGGGCTTGGCTGGTCATTACTAGCGGGTTCATTGTTTGCATTCGCTGGCGCCTCATTTTTACGTAAAGGAATGACTGCGTGAAACCAACCAACTCATTAGGTTCAGTCATTGCGAAAGCAGCAAGCCAACCATTTGCATCGTTAGATAGTTTTATGGGTAAAACCTTAAGGCTCACAGACGGTGATTTTTGGTCGCAGTTAATGGCGACTTCAAAAAGCGGTAAAACGGTTAATGTG